CAAGTCAAAGCCTGGGTATAAATCTAATTATCAGAGTACGCCTTCTCCTTCGAAGAGCACACAGTCAAGTTTTGGTATCCCTGTTACACCTGCTGTACCTAAGAAGAAACCTAAGGGTAAGAGTAGTGGTGGTAGTTCCAAAAGTTACGTTGAATAAAAGGAATGGTTATGAAAAAAATTGATTACATGGGTTCGTTGGCTGACTACAAAAAGTCTGTTAGCAAAGATGACGACAAAGCAGAAAAACGCCGTCAGTCAAACATGGTTATGGAATCAGATTTAAACGACCAATCAAAAGGCGCTAAAGCATACATTGAGAAAAAGTACGGCAAAAACGGAAACGCGTTCTCCGCAAAAGATTTCACTAAATACAAAGATTTCGAAAACGCTGTACTTGATGTAATTAGCGAAAGCGAAGTGTCTAGCAAATTTCCTTCTGATGTTTGGGAACGTGGAGCAAAAAGTTTCACAAAAGAAGTTTTCAAAAAATCTAAATCCAACAAAAAGTAGTACACTCCCTCTGTGGGAACTAAACGACGAGTACCGCCAGAAGACAAAGCACGCTTCTTCGCCGCTATAGCAGCAGGCTCATCAATCACCGAAGCCGCACGCATCGCAGGCGTACACATCAACACAGGGTCAAACTGGTTAGCGAAATCTAAAGAAGCAAAAGCAAAACTAGACCAAGCCGTCCTGCAAGCAACCCGCACCCGCGGTAACCAAGGCGGCAAACAACACAAAGAATACGAACAATCATTAGACGAAGCAGTCAACCTGCCACCAGCAATTCCACTATCACGCCTCTGTGAAGAAGCACAACGCGGACTACAAGACTTCGACTTCTTCAGACGCCACTACCTCGGACGAGTACCATCCCCATGGCAAGTAGAAGCCGCACTAACACTAGTAAAACTATTAGAAGAACCCGAAAAAGAATTCGTCGTACTCAACGTACCCCCAGGCGCAGGCAAATCAACCCTATTCCACGATGTTGCAGTATGGGCAATTGTTCGCAACCGCGCAATCCGAGTAATGATTGGCTCCATTTCGCAAGCAATGGCAAAACAATACTCGCGGCGCATCAGAGAAACCCTAGAAAGACCCGCACCAATCCAACCAGACCCCGAACTAGTAAAAAAAGGATTGGCGGTAAACGCCGAAGGATGCCTCTCTATCGACTATGGCAGGTTCAAACCGTCCGATAAAGGTGCTTTGTGGCGTGCAGAAGAATTCGTTGTGGAACAACTAGACGGAAACGGGTTAGATAACAAAGAACCAACCGTCAGAGCATACGGAATTGACTCAGAATACATCGGACACCGAGCCGACCTATGCCTATTCGACGACGTAGCATCCGTAGACAACGCCCGCGAAGGCTCAACACGCGACAAACTCTTAGAAAGATGGGACCAAGTAGCAGAAGCACGAGTAGACCCAGCAGGACTACTAGCAGTAGTCGGACAAAGACTCGGCTCAGGCGACCTATACGCCCATTGTTTAGCAAAAATCACTTACGACATCGACGAAGCCAACTACGACGGCACAGACGCCACCACACCCGAATCATTAGCAGCAACCGAACCCGTCAAATCCTCAAAATATAAACACATCGTCTACAAAGCGTATTACGCCGAACTGGATGAAGGTCCACACACCCGCAAATACAACTCCAAACCCTACCCAGAAGGACCACTACTAGACCCGCAACGATTATCGTGGAAAGATTTATCGTACATCCGATACAGCAACCCGAAAACATTCAAAATTGTTTACCAACAAGAAGACGACGCCGCAGACAACAACCTAATCAGCCGCACCTGGATAACAGGCGGACTCGGCGACGACGGCGTACTCTACACAGGATGCATCGACAACGAAAGACTCCCAGGACAAATCCCTGAAGGACTCGCCCCACCCGTAATCTCAATAATCACAGTCGACCCATCACCATCACAGTTCTGGGGCATCCAATGGTGGCTCTACCAGCCAACAACAAACCTCAGATACCTGATAGATGTCGAACGAATCAAACTCACAGCCGAAGAACTACTCGGATACAACACCACCACACGCGAATACACAGGCATCCTAGAAGACTGGACCAACCGAGCATTCCACTACGGCTACCCAGTCTCACACATCGTCGTAGAAGTAAACGCAGCCCAAAGATTCCTGTTAGCACACGACTTCGTACGCAAATGGCAAACCCGACAAATGGTAAACATCATCCCGCACACTACACACCGCAACAAATTCGACGAAAAACTAGGCATCGAAGCACTACTCCCACCCCTTTACAGGTCAGGTGCAGTAAGACTCCCAACAATGCGCGGCAACTGGAAAACGTTAGCCCTCGTAGACGAACTCGTGAAATGGACCCCCGACAAAAAAAATGGGACAGACCTTGTGATGGCAAACTGGTTCGCCGAACTACACTTCCCGACAGTCAGCGGAATCAAACTCCCACCAAGACAATGGCGTCCATCATGGATGCTAACGTAGTATTGTAGAACAACCAAATACAACAGGAGTTCCACGCAAAGTGCAAACAGTAGAACAGATAGTTTCCTTATACAACTCGCGCCGAGAAACACAAGGACCAGTCCTAAAACGGATGCGAGAAATCCGTGACCTCGCAAACGGCGACGTAGTAATCCCACTATCAGAACTCGACCGCAACGCACGAACAAACGTAGCCAACCTACTCGTACAAGGCTTAGACCAAACATCAATGCGAATCGCATCAACAATGCCGATGCCATTCTTCCCACCAATGAAACAAGGCAACACCGACTCACAAGAAATGGCGAGACTACGCAAAAAAATCATTTTATCATACTGGGACCAAAACAAAATGGGTGTCAAAATGCGTCGACGCGCACGACACTTCCTAGCATACTCATCAGCACCAGTAATCCTCAAACCAAACTTCAAAAACCTACAACCAACATGGTCAGTACGAAACCCGCTAGACACCTACCCTGCACCAGCCGAAGACCCAGACAACTTCGTACCAGAAGACTGCATCTTCACATACACCAAACCAGCACAATGGCTAATTAACAACTATGGTGACAAAGTAATCGGCAAACTCCGAATGGGCAAAGTTCGCTTCGACACCAAATTTACACTACTCGAATACATCGACGGCGAAGAAATAGTTGTATGCGTAATGGGCGCAGAAAACAGCGCAAGCCTCACACCAATCGAACGAGCAGGCATCGAAACAGTAGAACTAGAAAGAATGCCAAACCGAACAGGAATGCCACTAACAGTAATCCCGCAACGCATCTCACTAGACACACCACGCGGACAATACGACGGCGTACTAGGAATGTACTTCACACGCGCACGTTTGCAAGCACTCACAGAAATTGCTATCGAACGCGGCATCTTCCCAGACGAATATTTGGTGGCACGCGCAGGCGAAAACCCAGAAATCATTCAAGTAGCCGACGGCAAAACAGGACAACTAGGTGTAGTAAAAGGCGGAGACATCCAACAACTACAAACAAACCCAGGTTACAAAACCGACACAGCCCTAGACAGACTCGAACGACAAGAACGACTTGAAGGTGCTATCCCAGCAGAGTTCGGCGGCGAATCAGGTTCAAACATTCGAACAGGACGCCGAGGCGAAAACGTCCTATCAGCAACAGTCGACTTCCGAGTACAAGAAGCACAAGCAGTTTTTGAACAAGCACTATACGAAGAAGACAAAATCGCTATCGCAATCGAAAAATCATACTGGGGTGCACAAAAGAAATCATTCTTCATACCAGGTCGAGTATCTGGCGGAATGACAAACTATGTACCAAACAAAGTATTCGAAACGGACTTCCACTATGTCACATATCCTTCTTCTGGCACAGACGTTAACGGTCTCATTGTTGGTCTTGGTCAACGCCTCGGTACTGGTCTTATGTCTAAAGAATCGGCACGAGAATCAGACCCGCTTATTACAGACCCAGAACTTGAAAAAGACCGCATCGCAGCCGAATCCATGGAAGCGGCACTCCTGTCTAGTATCCAGGCTCAAGCAGCCGACCCTAATGGTCCATATCAACCTGATGACCTCGCCTATCTTTCGATGCTCACAATCGAAAAAAACAAACCGCTGTACGAAGCCGTACAACTAACACAGAAACGTGCACAAGAACGACAAGCAGCGATGGCTCCACAAGGCGCACCAGAAACAATGCCAGGACTTGCAATGCCAGGTATGGGTGCAGAAATGCAAGCAGCACCAGCAGGTCCACCAAACATCCAAGACCTACTATCCAGGTTAGGCGGTGGACAACCAGCAGGCGCATCACAACTACCACCATCACCATCAGCAGTTCTCACATTAGGGAAAAGACTATAAATGGCAACATACCCGAATCGAACAGATTTAAATAACCCTGCAAAAAAACTTCCAGTAACAACAGTCCCAGGGCAAACCTACGGTGAAGCAGGCGCTCAACGCCGAGCACAACAAGCCGTACCGATGGGTGCACCACAAGCACCACAGGCAGCGCCGCAACAACAGCAACGTCAACCGTTACCAGTCACACCTTTAACCGCACCAACAGAACGCCCTGACGAACCAATTACCGCAGGTAACCCGTTAGGTGCAGGTCCAGGAATGGACGTGTTGCCACAACCAATGCCGATGGGTACAGCCCCAGGTTCACGCCAAGACCTTATTAACCAAGTCAGATACATTTACTCTAAAACACCAAACACAGCCTTACTGCAACTTCTTCTAGAACTAGAAAATGTTTCAATTTAATGCGCCGAACGAATGAACAACTTGAACTAGACGCAGCCGAAGCCAACCGCTTCCGTGAACAACGTCGACGTTTAGAAGTAGAAATGACCCCAGACAGGGTTGAACGTTTAGAGTCAGCAGTTTACGGCAGCACATACACAGACCCAGAAATTACTGCATCAATCGGGTTATCTGATGTTCCTATCGACGCACGGCTAGTTCACGAACACACAGCCCGCCGCGCATTAGAAACAGGCAACGCAAGTAACAACAGAGAAAATCTTGTTAAGCCACGCAATCGTGCGATGCGCCCAACACCAACAGCAAAACAATGGAACCTTTTGGATTTGTTGCAAACACCAAACCTTGATTTCAATATTCGTCGACAACTACAACCATATTGGTGGGATGAAGTTGACCCAGGCGGATTTTGGCGCAACCTTCAAGTACCAGAAATTACTGACGCTAAACAACTTTTAGATTTAGAAGAAGCACAAGTCATAAAATTGTTGTTATCTAAAACTGAAGAGGAATGGAACGCCATCCCAGGGATGTCCCCGAAAGATGCCTACAAATCTGTTGACGGAAAACTTGTACGAAACCCTGGTTCTTTTGTACCTTACGAAGATTTAGGAACAAAGTTTTCGTATGTGAAACAAATGTTGGATGCGAGAATAGAATCAAAAAATTTGTCGCGTGGCGACATTCTTGCAGCGAATATACAAGCC